TTTTTATTTTTCCTTATCTTTTCGTAGCATTGATTTAATAAATAGAATGACACTACGTTGTCCTTCCATGTATGCACTTTCATGGCTATCACCTTTTACATTAGTGGTAGAATGATAATGACATCTTTTTTCAAGGTCAGATAAAACTTCTTTTCCTTCATCTGTATTGAATATGTATATGTAATTTTTTTTTAATGCGGCTATAAATTTTTCTAGTTGTTTATCTTGTGTCATATTATTCCACTTGTGAATTAACTAAAGCCTTTGCTTCTTCCGGCAATGCTTTTGCTAGTGGTGCTATATCTCCTCCGGCTTGTGCAACTTGTTGCATCTGTGCCATTTGTTGTTGTTCTGCAGCTTGTGCTGCTGCTTGTTCTCTTTCTGCGTTTACTTGGTTTTGTGATTTTAATATTTTTTGTGGTACACCAACAATTTCTGCCAAGTGTTTAACTAAATTATCAAAATTAACATAATCAAATACTGGTGCAACATTAGCAAGTGATCCTAATATTTCTATTGCTCTCATAATAGATTGTAGCTCTGAAGATTTTTGTGCTTTAGCTAGTGGTGATACATATTCTATTTCTATGTCTCTACCAGATAAAAACTCTGGAGCTTGTGGTAACATATTGTTTCTAAGTAATATTGCAAACACTCTATCAATTAATGGTTTTAATAATTCTGATTGTAGTCTACCTAATACTGGACCAAGTAATCTCATCTTCTCTTCGTTTCTTTGGATAACTTCTGTTGCTGTCATTTGCGGACCATCTTGCATCATTAGTTGGTTTACATAGAACACAGCTCTAATACTATCTCTTCTTTGCTCTTCCATATTTAAACCTAGTGGATTGTTTGCACCAATGTTTAATGGTTCAATTCTATCTCTTGTACCACTTCTATAAAAGTTTAGTCCACCCGGTACAGTTCTTACAGGAAGTAAGAAACCATCATCCGGAACTAATAGTGGTGGATCAACTTGTTTCTGTGCAGCCTTGATTGTAGTCTTAGACATTTCATTTAGCATCTTAACATCTGGCAATGCTGTCATTGCTGGACTTCTTCCATAAATTTCATTTGATGCTTTTAAATATCTAGGTACTACGAAAGGGAACTCTTTAAATCCACCAACAGATAATTCATTACCATTCTTGTATTCCATGTAGACAGATTCAAATGGCATATTAGATTTATCTTTTTTCTTAGGATTAAAATCTGATCTTGGATAAACTGCGTGTAGTATTTCTACTTCTTGGTATGGGTCTTTTTTAAATATACCTTTAATATCCATTGATGTTGCATCACCAAATTTTTGCATTGCAGCTCTAGCACTTATTTTAAATCTTCTAAAGATTGTATCTATTCTACCTTTATCATTCTCTGCAATAAACACTTCGTTGATATGTCTTGTTGAAAATTTTATAATATCATCATCATCTTCTTCAATAAACATTGCTGCTGTACCAAATGTAATTAGGTCATGGTACAATTCAAATATTTCTTGTTGAAAGTTTGATCTATTAAATGCTGTGTACATTACATCTGTAGATGCTTCTAACCAAAGTTTTGCTTCATCTTCATTTTCAATATCTTCATCTTTAAATTTTAAAGTAAACCAAGGTGTTGCTGGATTAGTTAGCATACCATGTAATGATGCTGCTAATAATTCTACTGCTTGTATAGGTGAGGAATCAAAAACTTGTTCCATTCTTTTATCACCTCTAGCTCTTTGTTTAGTAACATCTGCTTTTCTTGGTTGCATATAATCTGCAACTTCTTGCCAATGTGTTTCCCAGTTTTGTCTTTGACCTTCTAGTCTTTCGTATCTGGATAGTAATCCTTTAGTTAAATCTGTTCTTGCCATTATGATCCTAATAAACTTTTCTTGCCTAGTGTTAATGTTTCATCCTCTACACCTTTAGAACTTGTTATAATTGTAGATGATCTACCTCTAGCTTTTGTCTTTCTTGCATCATAACCATCCATACTTGTTGCTTGTGATTGTGAAACTTCTGCTGCTGTTGGTGAAACTGGTGCAGGAGTATTAACTTTTTTAAAAATTTTTGGTGTTGATCTTACTATTGCTGCTACTCCTCCCATATTATTCTCCAAATGTTAATGATGATTTTGTTTCTTTAGTTTGTTTTACTTTAAATTCTGGTTTTTTAACTTCATTTTCAAAAGTAATGTCATTACTATGATCTATTTTTTTTTCGTAAGTTCTTTTTTCTTTTTCTACTTTTGGTTTTTTTTTAAATATCTTTTTAATCTTGTCAAACATTATGATCCTAACAAAGTTTTGTTTTCTGTTTCTGCTTCATCTTCTACACCTAGTGGTCCAGTTAAAATTGTAGACTTACGACCTTTTCTTTTTCTTTCCATAGCTCGTTGTTCTGCAGCAATCGCATCTTTTTCTTCTTGCGAGACCTCGCTTGATGGAGGTGGTGGTGCAGGTTGAACTGGCGGTAGCGGTGGCATTTTTGGTGAAAAAATTGAACTCATAATAATCCTATATAATTCTATAACTATTATCTGCTATACTTTGTGGAGCAGTTTGTCTAGCATTAATTTCTTGTAGTCCAACTGCTAGGTAACGCATTGCATCACAAGCATGAGAACTCCAATCGTGTACAGGCTTTGATCTGAACATTCTATTCTTATCAATATACTTCCTGTGGTAATGTCTTAACGCATCTATTAACTTTTTGCAATGGTCAGTATCAATGTAACATCTAGGTAAGATCATTGTGGTTGCGTGTATGCCATCCTCTAGTGGAATTTTTGGAACGACTTTAAATCTTAATCCTAATTGTGTGGCGACCTCTCTCCGAGTTTTGCCATTGCCAAACTCTGTAACTTCAATGTCGTGTGGTGCAAAGTGATCTTTGTAGACATACTCTTTCTGATCAATCATCTTAATGTAGTATGGTAAACCTTGACCTTTCTCTTCGTGGTAATCTATTATATTAATGCTTCTCCCAAGTTGCTGATAGAATATTATACTACTGTGGTCGGAGACCCCAAGATCCCATGCTGTAGATACTGGTAAGGCAGGATCGTATGGAACTCTTGTAAGTTGTTTATCATCATCTAGTTTTGCAATCACATCCCCATATACTGCACCTTCAATGTTTGCAATCCAATCACACTCAAACTCTTGGTTATACTTCTTCTCACCCATTACTTCTTTTGCCTTGACCAACTCATCATCATCTACGATCTTAGTGTCTGATGCTTTAGCTTTGTAGTTAAACCAATCTTCCGCACCTTGTGCGTGTTGGTACAACTCATAGAAGTTGTTGTTCATTCCCATTGGAGTTCCAATAAAAACACAGTAGCCTTTACGATCTGATAATGCTGGTCTAATTATTTCTGGAAACAACTTACTGTTTACATTTGCGTACTCATCAATTACGCAGCCATCAAGATATATTCCACGCAATCCATCTGGCGATTCCGAGCCTAGCAAGGTGATACGAGAACCATTAGGTAAATCTACTCTCAGTTCTGTTTCGTTAAATTTAGTGTGGGGTATCTTGGCTGTAAACTGTTTCATGTAATCCCATGCAATAGATTTTGCTTGTTTAAAGGTAGGTGCAATGTAGGCGAACCTAGGGTTACTAAGTTTGGACAGTAATGCTGACCTAATTAAATGATTAATCATACATACTGTCTTTCCGAATCTTCTATGGCATACTAATACATTCCATCTGTGTTTATCTATTTGTCTATGCAAGTGAGCTTGATGCTTCCTTGGTGTGTAAGGTATTTTAATATCCATATCTAGTGTATCATGTCAGACTTCATACCATCTATAGGTTGGTAATCAAAACCCATATTGAGCATAGCATAACTAATAAATAATTCAGATGCTAGTTTATTGGGAAAGCCATAGAACTTAATTATGACATTGTTTGTATCTTCTTCTATGTAAGCAACTGAATCTAAATCGTCTGCACTAAAGTAATCCATATACTATATCTAGTGGATTTTAAAAAAAATAAAATAGAAAAGATGTCTGTGTATAAAGGTGTGGGTGTCTGTAAGGGTGTCCTACAGTCCGGTGTATATATATATAATAAAATGCGGGTGCGTCTAGGGGTGTACCCCCATCCAAGAAAGTAAAAACACAGGTTATACTCTATATTATATCCGCCATAGATTAGTGATAATATAAAGTTACTGGTAATAAAACATTTAATTAAATAAAATTGCTGTCGTTTGTTTTAATGTGAGAAAAAAAACAGACGCTGTTTATAAATGGATACCAACTTTCTAACACCTAACACATTACATTAGAACAATTATAAACTGTAAATATACAACACCTGTTGCAATAATATCACACACAATAATAATTAAATTAATTTATATCTTGCCATAATCTTAACATAATTAATATATATGCTTTGTATATGTTTAAAACAAATCAACCAAAGGAAACAAAAAAATGACAAATAATACAAATCAAATGATGCAAGTAGCCGAAACAATAAGATCACAAATACACCCACATGTTTTAATGTGTAGTGCTTCAAGAAATTTTGGTGCATTTGAAAATGAAATAGGAATGTATGGTATCCAATTTAAAATTAGCAATACCTCAAAATATAAATTTGCAACTGTTAGAATAACTTTAAATGGTCATGATTTATATAATATAGAAATTAAAAATATTAGGGGTCGTATTGTTGATAGTAAAACAGATATATACTGTGATCAATTAAGTAGTATTTTGGAAAGTATGTGGGAAAAAAAAGAAATACTAAATAAATGGACTAAAAAAGAGTTAAAATATGCCTAATTATAGCCATATTTATTTATTAATTTTAATTAACTAACGAAAGGAAACTAAAATGACAATAGACAAAAATAACGAGGGTGCTTGGCGTATTTGTGAAAATATAAATGGGTACTTGGAAACAAAAGTATATTATTTTTACAGTAAAAAAGAAGCTGTAAAATTATTTAGAGAACATAAAAAACAATTAACAAAAGGAAACTAAAATGAAAGTACAAAACATAACAAGTAACAATGGAAACAAAATAGCAAATCAATTTGTTATTACTGATGATAAACAAAATGAGTATTTCCAATCTTATAATTCAATGATTGTAAAAAAAGATTATGAGAGTGATCAAGTTAAAATATACCTTGATCAAAAATATTGGAACTATAGCAACACCACAGGCAAGTATAGAAATATATTTTTAGGTGAAACTATAAAAGACACTAAAGCCAAAATTAAAAATGGTACTTATATCTTAACAGACTTAAACAAATAGAAAGGAAAATATGCTAACAGTTATTAAATGGGTTCTTTTATTATCATGCTCAATGATTGGTATGATTATAATATTAACAGACCCAACAATGCAATCTTTAGGATTTACTTTATTCTTTGGTTGCTTTTTATTATTTGCAATAGATGTTGCAAGAAACTTTATAAACTAAAAGAAAGCGAGGAATAAATGAAGTGTTTAGATTGTGGTTGTGATGAGGGTACTCTTTTTAAAGAGTTTCAAGAAAACCCAGATGAAAGTTATAGTTGGCACGATTTAGCAATGATGACAGAAGTTTGTGTAAGTTGTGGAAGTGAAAATATAAAAATAGAAAGCGAGGAATAATGGAAAATAATAATAGTTATGGAATAGTTACAGGACCAGACAATATCTATACAGATGTATCAAGGACCTTAAAAGGTGCTAAAAGATACGCAACAAATCGTAGTTATGACAAAGTTGGTATTAGATATAATTCTGGTTATGTGTGTAAGGTTGTATCAATAAAAGTAAATAACAAATGGAAGGACCAATAAATGAATGATGATAGTAGTAAAATAACTAAAATAATCAATGGTTTCAACGATTATTTAAAAAAAATAAATAAAGAAATAGATATGGATGACCACAGTTTAGCCATACATTATGATTACGATATAGTACCTTTGTCAGATGATATAATTGACAAAGCAAATAAAATAGAAAGGGAAAAATAAAATGAAAAAAATAAAACTAAAAGAAATATCTAGGCAATTTGTTATTAATGTATTTGATGACAATTTAAGTTTAAGCTATTTTAAACAATCAAATCAAACAGTAGAAGATTTTTTTAAAATGTATAATGTAGAAATTAGAGAACTAGATGAAAACGAAACAATCTATACAGTATAAACAAAATTTAAAAGAACTTATGAGATTAACACTTATAAATATTTTAAATGCTAAAGGTGTAATATACACCTATTATAAAAACAAAAACAAAGGGAATAATGCAATTAAATGAAATAGTAAGAGATAATATTTTAAAAATTATTCAAACTAAAAATTTAAAAGTTAGTGATCTTCAAAGAAAATCTAATTTTAGTGAGAATACTATTTATAAATATTTAAATGGTAGCAGAAGAATATCTTTAAATGTTTTAGATGTTTTTAGTAAAATATTAAATGTAAATTCTAAATTATTAATTGATAAAAATTTAGTTGTAAAAAAAACTATTGAAATAATTATAAAAGAAAACGATTAATCTTTATTATCGGAGGGTATATCTACTATATCCTCTGATACATCAATCATATCCGATTGATTATCTTCCCATGAAATTTTAATTGATTGATCTGTCTTAACATTTTGTACCTTATTATCTGAATATAAGTCTGTCAGCTTGTTAGCAAGGAAGGTAATAAACTTTGTCTTTTCCCTTATCCATAGTATCTGATTAGGATTTTCTATTTCTTGATATTGAAATACTTGTAAGAGTTTATCTATTAAAGTCTGTATTCCATTTTTTCTAGCCTCAGTTATCCTGTCATTCATGCTTGGATTTTTTTTTAAGAAATGATAAAATTTCATCAAGCTGAACTCGTACTGTTTTTCCTCTAGTATTTCGGTAAGAGTTAAACCTCTCGTTAGTTTTTCGCAGATTGTATCGGCTTGGTTCGTTGTTATCAATTCTGACTTTGACTTTGTTGTAATAGTATTCTTTGAGTTGGTCATCTGTATAGTTCCTAAATTGTTGTAGTTTACTTAATTGTTTTATCCTTGTTTCA